TGCGCGCATGTGGGTGCTGGCCGTCGACCAAAACAATGAATGGCACGGGGGTAGGAGGTGATAAAGGCAAAAGTGAAAACAAAGTGCGCAATCTTACTATCGGAAAGATGATGGATAATTTTAATATCTATATGAATGCCGACAAAGGCTTTGACAGACAACAGCTTCTACAAGCTGTACGGGAGATACTCCTAACTGCTACCGCTGACTTTGCGGGGTCTAATGATTGACAAATATGATTGATTTTAATTTTCAACCACAGCCAGAAACAATTGCTAAAACGGTAGCCTTAAACTTGGCTTTTCGCTTTGGTATGCAAACGGGCAAGCCTTTAGAGGTTAAGAAGTTTGATGGCGAGTTTGTCACAATGAGTGACTTAGAAAATCGCCCTTGGCTTACCTCCTTGCGCATGAGTACCCATCACGAGGGCGAGCGTTATAGCCTGCTATTTCAGGAAGTGGTTATTTCTGTCACCCAAGAGCGCAATATTGTAACTACTTCCCTACAAGGGAGAGATGGTACAATTAAGGAGTACATTAGTAATGGCGACTATGGTATTACTTTGGATATAGCATTAACAGACTATGAAGGGGAGCCAGACGAGCAGACAGACGAGGAGTTTTTATTGCCAAAGCAAGACTACCCTATAAGTCGCGTAGAAACTCTTAGAAAACTGCTCACTACTCCACAAACTGTAGAGGTGGAAAGTGATTTTCTATATGCTTTTGGGATTCGTTCTGCCGTGGTGACTTCCTTCTCTTTGCAACAGGAAACACACAGCAATCGCCAGAGCGTACAGATACAAATGCTTTCCGATGAGCCTTACGAAATCAAACAAATACAACAAGACGAGTATGTTAAGATTAGTAAGTAGAATAACCATTGAGACAGGTAGCACCCGCTGGCAATTCAATTCGGTAGCCGAGTGTAACATTGTAGAAGATATGGAAAGCCTTACCGACACCTGTGAACTAAAACTGCCACGCAATATTCGCTGGCAAGGGTATATAAGTGAAAAAGGTATGCCTCCAATCAAGCGAGGCGATCGCATTACGGTAGAACTCGGTTATGATGATGACTTAAAAGTACGCTTTGCAGGTTACGTGCGTTCGGTAGATGCCAAAGTGCCTATCACCATAAAATGTGAAGATGGCATGTTTCTACTAAAAACGCTAAAAGCCGAGCCTAAAGCCTTTAAGAACGCTACCCTCAAAGAGATAGTGGAACATCTGCTCAAAGGCACAAATATTAGCTACAAACTCATTGATGATAATATACAAGTAGGAACCTGGCGTATCACCCAGCCCAACGTATCGCAAGAGTTGCAAGAGCTAAAAGACAAGGTAATGCTTAGTAGTTACTTTAGGCTTATAGACGGAGAATCGGTGTTGTACATTGGATTAGCCTACCCTATAGACAATCGCGAAAAACACCTTTTTAAGCACGGCAAAAATATCATCAGTGAGGATTTTACTTACCGCGATAAAGATGATATAAGGGTACGTGTGGAGGCACAGAGCTTTAACGCCAAGCATAAGAAACTCACCTACGAATATGGTGACAAAGACGGAGAAGTAATAAAGCTCCGCATAGATGGACTGACAGAAGAGGAACTAAAGAAGTACGCAATGCAGGCGTTGGAAAGATACAAGCAAAGTGGTTTTAAGGGCTCTTTTGAAACCTTTGGTGTACCCGAAGTAAGCAAGTGCGATATGGTGGAAATACACGCCTCCGATGGCAATAGTGGTACTTATTTAGTGAAAAAGAATGAGATTAGTTTTGGTACAAACGGCTATCGTCAAAAGATTGAATTAGGGAATGCACTATGATAAAAGATCTGATACAACAATTGGCTTATACAGGGCAGGAACTATATGTTAAGGTATGTAGAGTAACTTCTGTAGATGAGGAGGCTAAAACTGCTGATGTAAGCCCCTTAGACGGCAGCTCCCCCATTAACGATGTGTATTTAGTAGTAGATTTTGAACAAGGAGGTTTTTACCTACAACCAAAAGTAGGTTCGCTGGTATGTGTGGCTTTTATCAACAAGGAAACGGCAATAGTAGTAGGAACCTCCGAGTTGGAGAAAGTAGAATGTATCTTGGAAGGTTTTACCCTAAAGATAGAAGACGGAAAACTGCAACTTAAAAATGAGCAAGCCGATTTTAAAACCCTTTTAATAGAGCTTTTAATAGAGCTTAAAAACGCTATCATACAAACCCCTTCAGGCCCTGGCAACTTTGCCCCGCAGAATGTAGCGAAGTTTGAAGAGATTAACAATAAAATAAATCAGTTATGGGTTTAAACAAAGAACAACTCAAACAAGGCATTATCTCCCTTCAACGGGATATGCTTACCAAAACCGAACCGAGTATGGAAGAGTATGCCGAACGCTTAGCAAGCCTTATTGATACCTTTGTCAGAAGCGGCGAGGTAACGGTGCAAGCAGGAATCACCCTACAAGCAGGAACTTATACAGGCGCCACGACCAGTACAGGAACGGGGACAATAAGCTAAGCGGTTAGTAACTCAAAATTAAAAACTTAAAAAATGGATTGGATATTAGAAGGACTTAAAGAACACATCATATCATTCTTAGGAATGGTACTCTCAGGTTTGGCAGGTTGGTTTTTTGGCCGCCCAAAGCAACAAATGGAGTTACAGACCAATGAATTAGACAATGTGGATAAAGCGGTGAAGATATACCGAGAGATGATAGAAGACTTAGGGGCTAAGTATGCCAATGCAATCGAAGAACTCAAGAAAGCCAATGCCCGCATTAAGGACTTAGAGGCTTCCGTAGAGGAACTTTTAGCAGAACTTAAAAAATACAAGCAACTCAATGGTAAAACAAAATGATTGTCACAGTCCTACATAATCAGTCACTATTAGACCTCGCCCTGCAACACACGGGCACGATAGAAAGCGTCTTTGAGTTTGCCGAAGCCAACACTATTAACATCACTGATGATGTACAGGCGGGCAAAACCTTAGTATTACCGGCAGAGGCCTTTACCAACAAAGATATTTTAGGCTACTACACTGCCAAGAATTTGCAGCCCGCAACGGCTTTTTCTAAGGAAGATGAACAAGTTTTTAAAAGACTTGAGGGTATTAGTATATGGGCAATAAATTTAGATTTTGTAGTAACACAACAATAACTATGGCACGAACGATACAAGAAATACAAGAACTCATCTACCAAGCCAAAGCACAAGAGCCTGCTTTGAATGAGCTCAACAGCACCTCCAAAGTAGCTATATGGCGCTTGTGGGTGTATATTATAGCGGTGGCGATATGGAGCTTAGAGAAGCTATTCGACCTACATAGGGCGGATATAGACAAGCGTTTAGCAGAACTCAAACCCCACACCGCTCGTTGGTATAGAAGCAAAGCCCTTGCCTTTCAGTATGGTTTTGACTTATTACCCGACAGTGATAAGTTCAATAACACGGGACACACAGAGGAACAGATAGAAGCAAGCAAAATTGTCAAGTACTCTGCTGTTGTGGAAAGCCCAAATGAGGGGCGTTTGATAGTGAAGATAGCGGGCGAACAGGGCGAGCAATTGCAACCTATTACCGATGCCCAAAAGCAAGCCTTTGCCGCCTACTTACAGGAGATAAAAGACGCGGGTGTACGCCTATCGGTAGTGAATTATCAACCCGATATTCTGCACTTGCAAATGAAGATAGTATATGATCCTTTGGTACTTGATAGCAATGGACAAAGTATCATCCACGCCACTAAGCCCGTAGAAGAGGCTATAAAAAGCTACTTAAAACGCCTACCATTTAATGGCGAATTGGTCTTAGCGCATCTCATTGACGAACTTCAACAAGCAGAAGGAGTGAGGATACCACATTTGGTACTGGCACAGAGTAAACATATTGGAACTAATGGCAACTATGGGGCATTCGAAGCCATAGAGATAAGCAAGATACCCACTGCCGGCTACTTTACCATTGATAACTTTAACGACATCACTTATGTCAGCAACGTATAATTTTAATATTGACAAACTGCTCGTACTGCTTACCCCTACTTTCCTACGAAAGAGAAAATTAGTGGCGTGGCTAAGGACATTAGCAATGCCTCTGAACAAATTATTAGATGACTTTAAAGCACATAGAGAAAGAGACTTGTATAACCTTACCCACAACAGCCAAGTATGTTACCTCCGTAAAGCTCTTAATGATGAGTTTGACCCTCAGCTAAGACGTATTAAAATAGAAGACGGCACCCGGAATATAAGACGATACATTTACCAAAGAAATGTCAATAGACCCTTGTACTTGGGTAGAATGTTCCTATACTTACGGGGTAACTATATTGATGGAGGTGTAGATTTCGTAGTAGTACTCCCACGAGATTTAGAATATGACAAATACAAATTAGAAGCTTTAGTGAACTTCTATAAGCTCGCAGGTAAACGATGGACAATAGAAACTAAATAATATGAATAAGTTACATACCGAACACAATGCAGGCTACCCCTTTGATATTGGGTTTCTTGCCTTTATGCAAAACGCTTACAGCCTATTTAACCACTTCGGACACCTTGCAGGCAATAAGGCAATTATATCAGGCTGTAAAGAGGTAGGCAACACCATTACTGCAGGCACCGTCTATATCAATGGCGAGCTCTACCCCTTTACAGGAGGCACCAAAGACGACACCGTATGGATAAAAGAGGCAACCCATCAGGTAACCTTTAAAGACGGTTTTTCTCGCACCTTAGAGACCTTTCGTACCGTAGCTTTCGGTCGCTCTACCCCCGAAAAGACTTTCAATTGGGCAGACTTCAAGCGTATAACTAACCTCCAAGAATTAGGTGAAAATAAAGCTGAAAACAAAGCCCTCAAAGAGTTAAAAGACGAAGTTGAAATACTCAAAAAGCAGAAGCAAGCCGTGCCTATTGGGTTAGTAGCTATATGGGGCAAGCCAGAGAATGAAATACCCGAAGGCTGGCACGAGTACGTACCATTACGTGGAGTAATGCCCATAGGGCACGATCCTGAATACAGAAGAGATGAAAACGATGCTGAAGATTATCGTCTAAATGCCTTAAAACACAGAAGCGGCAAACGCTCACATAAGCTCACTATTGAGGAGATGCCTTCGCATAGCCACACCGTAAGCAGTATACCAGGGTGTTTTAACGATGTAGATAGAGGTAGTAGAGAGTCCTCTTTTAGTGTTGATGATATTACTGAACGTACCTCTTCTACTACAGGTCGCGACCAGCCC